GGTACCGGTGGTATTGGTTATGCAACCGGCGCAGGCGGTGCTGTAACTCAAGGCACAAGCCGTACTACTGGCGTGACGCTCAACAAGCGTTGTGGTGCTATTACCATGTTCACCGCCGCTGGTTCTGCTACTGCCGCTAGTTTTACCGTCACCAATAGCACTGTTGGCGCTAACGACGTAATCATTTTGAACCAAGCATCCGGTACTAATTTGTACGTTTTGCTTGTTACTGCCGTGGCTGCTGGTAGTTTCACTGTTACTTTCTATACTACAGGCGGCACCGCTTCTGATGCTCCGGTGATTAACTTTGCTGTGATTGATGGCGTTGCAGCCTAATAGGGGTATGTCATGGCGATGCAGACTGACGTTAAGTCCAATCACTTAATCGCATCCGGTACGATTTTTAATGGCAGAACTCGCCTTAAGAGTATTTCTTATCGCGGAAATGGCACGGATGGTTACGTTAGGTTGCGTGATGGCGGTTCAAGCGGTCCAATTCTTTGTGAACTTGATGTAGGCACTAGCGATACGTTCACTATTTACGTGCTGGTTCCCGGTGAAGGCGTTTTATTTCAAACCAGCCTTTATGCGGACCTTTCAAATGTACTTGCTGTGACGGTGTTCTATGGCTAAGACCCCGGCTTGGACGCGCAAAGAAGGCAAGAACCCCAAAGGTGGTTTGAATGCCAAGGGCCGTGCATCCTATAACGCTGCCAATCCGGGGAAGCCCGGTTTAAAAGCGCCTCAACCGGAAGGTGGTTCTCGCAGAGATTCTTTTTGTGCGCGTATGAAAGGCATGAAGAAGAAACTAACGAGCACCAAAACAGCCAACGACCCGAACTCGCGAATTAACAAAAGCCTGCGGGCGTGGAATTGTTAACATGACTGAACATCACGAAACATTTAAACAGGCAGTTGATGCTGCTTCCGTGGTAACAGTAGTTGGCACCCTCATGAATGCACTTCCTGCGATTGCTGCAATTTTTTCAATTGTGTGGTCGGTGATTCGTATTTGGGAAACCAAAACTGTACAAGATTGGTGGAGGGGTAAAAATGCCAAGCACAAGTAAAAAGCAGCATAACTTTATGGCGGCAGTGGCTAACAACCCAAAGTTTGCCAAAAAAGTTGGGGTTCCCAAATCCGTTGGGGAAGAATTTACCAAGGCCGATAAAGGCCGCAAATTTGAACGAGGTGGTGAAATGGCTGAGTCGAAGAAGATGGTCAAAAAGGAAGTGGCCTTTATGAAATCAAAGGGCGCTCCGAAGTCGATGGTCAAGCATGAAGAAGCCGAGATGAAGGGTATGAAGAAGGGCGGCAACGTTAAAAAAATGTTTGTCGGCGGCATGAGCAACGGTCGTGGATTTGCTGGCGTGGCACCCCGTTCAAAGGTTGCTTCTGCTGCTTCGCAGATGCCGAGTAAAATTTCTGCACTTAAAGGCTCCAATTCTAGTGGTTTTGCCGGTGGTCCCCGCGTGGGCATGAAGAAGGGCGGATGCACTGATATGGCAAAGGGCGGCGGCATCGAGTCCAAGGGTAAGACCAAGGGCAAGATGGTTGTCATGAAACGCGGCGGCAAGTGCTAAGGAGAATGAAATGGCAACTCCTGCGGAAAAAATTAAACGTCTTCGTCTTGATAGCGACAACCCTTTTCCTGATGCTTACAAGACGCCGACAGAAACTCTGAAGGGCGGTCCTTTGGCAGAGGCTCTGCGCGCAAAGCGTGCGCGTCAGACTGCGCGTAGCGAACAAACCTCTGGTCGTCCCAAAGAGTCGGCAATGGGCAGCATGAAAAATGTAGATGCTGGCACTGGCCGTGGCGACACTGGCGGCGCCAAAACTGGCGGCGGCAAATCGTTTAAAGATGCTTTTGCTGAAGCCCGCAAGTCGGGCAAAGATACTTTTAACTGGAATGGCAAAAAGTACACCACCGAAATGGCAGGAAGCAAACCGAAAACTGCGGACCGCACTCTGGAAGAAGCGCACCAAGAATCCATTGGTACTGGCGCTGCTGAAAAAGAGTATGACGCGACCCCGTATGTTGAAGCGCATGACGAGGCAACGCGATTCAAGAAAGGTGGTTCCGTGAAGATGGCAAAGGGTGGCAGCGCATCTAGCCGTGCTGACGGTTGCGCTCAACGCGGTAAGACCAAAGGACGGATGGTGTAATCATGGCGAGCAATGTCGATGACGATTTGCCTTGGTATACGATTGGCAGTAGCGAAGCGCAAAAGATGCAATATCGCAAAGCCCAAGCGGACCTTGAGGCTCGCGAAAACGTTCGTCGTGCAAAGATTGGTTTAAAGCCCGTTACGGAAGCGCAAGACGCTTACAATCGGGCTGTTTCCCGTTCTAGCAACAAACCGCTTGCTCCGGCCAATAAACAAAGCACGCAACAATCTGGTCGCGTTTCTCCTATTGTTGAACGCGCAATGCCGGGTAACAATGAATTTGTGACATTAAATCCGGCTCGCAGAAGTCGTGATGCTGCGGCAAATAGAAATGTTGCGCCGGGAATGGGCGACAAAGGCACGAATATCAGAGAATATCCGTCTGTGACGGCTGGCCGTGGAACCATGCAGGGTATGCCGCCTGCAAAACCAAATTTAAAACGCAATAATCAATCAAATAATCCTTTAACTGAGGATTATGATGAAGCAACAAGAAACATTCTTAAAAAAGACCCAAATTTTTTCAGAAGGCAGCGCCGCCCAGATGAAACAATTCAATATGATGGCGGCACTTTAAACCCGTCTGAATTTGGTCCTGCAACTATGGGTCCGGGCGTTGGCGTTGAGCGTGGGAACGTGGCTTCGCAGGGCACCGTTCGCAACTATGAAACTGAGTTCCCGGTTGAGACGTTTAATCCGTCCTCAATGACTATGGCCGCGCCCATGCGTGAAGGTTTTTTTGGCGAACAAATCAGCCAAGAAGACTATGACGCAATGACTCAGCGCAACAAAGACGCAAGTTTTTGGGGTCGGTTTAAAAAGGGTGGCAGCGTCAAGAAGAAACCTGTCAAAAAGATGGCAAAGGGCGGTTCTGTTTCTTCTGCTTCCAAGCGTGGCGACGGCTGCTGTCAACGTGGTAAGACGAAAGGTAGGATGGTCTGATGATGCCTTGCCGTGGAATGGGTGCAGTCAACCCCAAAAAGTTACCGCGCACTGTTAAGAAGCGTGATGGCAATGAGCCGGTTAAACTTTTTGCCAAAGGCGGCGAGTCGCGTGTAAACGAAGCGGGCAACTATACGAAGCCGGGTATGCGTAAGTCATTGTTTAACAGCATTAAAAACAGTGGCAAAGGTGGCGCATCCGGCCAGTGGTCTGCTCGCAAGGCACAGATGTTAGCCCTTCAGTATAAGAAGAAGGGCGGGGGTTACAAAGATTGAAAGCGCCACAGCGTTCATTGAAAGCGTGGACAGAGCAGAAGTGGAGAACTAAAAGTGGTAAGCCGTCAACGCAAGGGCCGAAAGCAACCGGAGAACGATACCTTCCGGAGGCAGCGATTAAGTCGTTATCTCCGTCAGAGTATGCTGCAACGACTAGAGCAAAGAGAGCGGGAAAAAGAGCGGGAAAGCAGTTTGTAGCACAGCCAAAAACTGTTGCAAAGAAAGTAGCACCGCATAGGAAAATCAAATGACCACTTCCGGTACCAGTACATTTAATTTAAACCTCAATGAACTTGTTGAGGAAGCGTTTGAGCGTTGTGGCTCCGAACTGCGTACTGGTTACGACCTCCGGACGGCTCGACGTAGTTTAAATTTGTTGACTATTGAGTGGGCAAATCGAGGCATCAATCTCTGGACAATTGAACAAGGTGAGATTGCGCTTGAAACTGGTGTTGCAACCTATCCGCTTCCAGCGGATACCATTGATTTGGCAGAACAAGTTATCCGCACCGGCACCGGCTCAAATCAAACGGACATCAACATCAGTCGGATTAGCGTTGCCACTTACGCTGTTATCCCGAACAAGAATGCCACTGGTCGCCCTGTTCAGGTATGGATTAACCGTCAATCTGGCGCTGACTATCCCGTAGGCGGTCAGCCAGAAGGCACACAGCCTAATGGCATTGACAATCCAACAATTACAGTATGGCCCACTCCTGACGCATCCCAAGACTACACCTTCGTGTATTGGCGTCTTCGCCGCGTTCAAGACGCCGGTAGCGGTGGCACCAAAACTCAAGACATTCCATTCCGTTTTGTTAACTGCATGGTTGCCGGTCTTGCTTATTACTTGTCCATGAAGTTACAAAACATGGACCCGCAACGTCGTATGGAATTAAAGGCGGATTACGAACAACAGTTTCAACTTGCTGCTGATGAAGACCGCGAAAAAGCACCTGTGCGATTTGTTCCGCGCAATTTGTTTTACAGGTGATTAAATGCCTAATCGGTTTTCATCTGGCAAGCATTCAATCGCGGAATGTGACCGTTGTGGGTTTAGATATAAACTCAAACAACTCAAGCATTTAACGATTAAAACAAAGCAGACGAATATCAAAGTTTGTCCGCAATGTTGGGAACCAGACCAACCGCAGTTGCAATTGGGTATGTATCCGGTTAATGACCCGCAGGCTGTGCGTCAACCAAGACCGGACACTAGTTATTATGTTTCCGGCAATGACGGTGAAGGTAGTAGAATTATTCAATGGGGTTGGAATCCGGTTGGCGGTTCAAGAGCAAATGATGATTTCTTAACTCCAAACAATTTGCAATTGAGTATTCAACTTGGAACCGTAACTGTAGTTACAACTTAGGAGTAAAAAATGGATAAGAAGGAAGTTAAGAAGATTGCCGACACGGAAGTGAAAGCACACGAAAAGCGTATGCACGGCAAAGGCTTCGCCAAAGGCGGCAAGACCAATCTTGATATGAAGAAGTATGGTCGCGGCATGGCTAAGGTCATCAATCAACGCACTTCGTCG